GCATGGTCATTTAACCACATCATAAATTTACTTTTACCAACAATCTGAAATGACTCCTCTTCATCATGGTCGTATATATGAAATGTAAAACCACTATTCATTGTTTTCTCCTTTCTGTTGTTTTTAATGCTTGTTGTCCACATGATATGCCATCAAACAATGACATAACATCTCTTAAATCACCATCAATGCCCTTAAATATTTCATTGATGATAGATACTGTCCACCCATTGCCAATCGCTTTCATACGATTAGATTTAGCAACAGGCATGTATGCTATTAAATTTTCTCCATCTTTTTGGTATCTACCCATAGATGTATAATCTCTAGGTAAAGTCTGTAATGATTCCATTTCTGTAACCAATAACTTTCTCCATCTTAAATCATCTACAACTATGTTATCTTTTTGGATAGTGCTTAGACAATTCGTTTTATCATCTTGTCTAACTTCTATTTTTTCTGTGAAAGGTATTTCTAATTGGTTGTCTTTTCGTACACCAAACTTATCTAGTCTACGATTAACAATACGACCACCTTTGGGATTAAATGTGGCAACTTTAGGTTCTCTGTTCCCACCACCCATACTGTTTAAAGTGGGACTCTTCCCACTAGGTGAATATACTCTTTTGAGTATGTCATGCCCTTTTATTTCAGCAGTTTCACCTATCTGAACCATAGTTCTTTGCTTACGTTCTATACTGTTCCACCAAACTGCACCATTATATCGTGCCGTAAGGCAATGTGACTTGCCATTTTTGTTGGTCATCAAGGGATTGGCAATACCATCTTCTTCTAGGACATCTCCTAGTACAATACCCTCATCTTTAATTTTAGATGGGTCAAATGGTATGTTTGTGATATACATTCTTACTCTGTTCTGCCCACTTTTTAATGCACTATTGACAATGTGTACATCAAAGGTGTCTCCTACTACCTCTCTTATGGCATTGACCATGATGCTTTCATTCTCTTTGGACATCTTAACATTTTCAAGTAAGAAATATTTAGGTTTGATTGCTTTGAGTGCATCAACGAATCTGTAGAATAACTGTCCACTCTCTGCCTTAAAACCATCTCGTTTTCCTGCTACAGAGAATGATGTGCAAGGTGAACCTGCTAGTAATAAGTCTACTTGACAGAATCTATTACTAGAAACATTAATGTTATTGACATCACCTAGTTGTATAGTACATGGGTGTTGATACTGTGTTATTGCCATTGCATGTTTTTCTAATTCTGATGCAAAGTAATTGTTATATTTAATCATGTTATCTCCTATAACCATTGGGGTTTATTTGTGTACTTATACCTTGCAAACTTTAATTTGTCAACCCTATAAAAATTACGATAAGCATTTATTGGATAGAACTCATTTGTTTTAAGGTTATCATGTCCACTAAAACATTGTGGGTGTTTAGTTTTACTACCACCTTTGGGTAGATACTGATACCCATTTTGAATAGCATCTTTATGCTTACTTGCTCCATGTATTTTATTATATCTAAAAGTATATTCTTCAAGCATGTGAACATATAGTCTGTAGGCAAACATAAAGTTACTACAGTTTTCCATTGCCCATAGAGTGCATGGGTGTTTCTGATGGACAGGTTTATATAAGTCATGCTTTTCTGCATACTGTGGTGCATGATGCCATAAAGCAGTACATAGCATCTGTGACTCTTCTAATGGCATCTTGACTACATGTTGGTCACATAAAGATTTAGCAATCTTTTGTGGTGATTCTTCTATTATAAATCTATTCATTGTCTACTAACTCCGTTGATGTTTGTAATAGTACTTCTCTAAATGCACCATCTATTGTTGGATTCTCTTCAGGATAGTGCTTTAAATTATATAAATACATATCTGTAACTTTTTCTATAAAATCAGATAATTTTAATTCATTTATGTCATCAATCATAATTAATATCCCATCTGTAAAATATGTGGTCATCAATTCGTGTGATATATGTTTTACTACTTGCCCATGATGGTAACACATAGTGAGCATGATAGTGTGTTGCACCCTCTACAAAGTCATCAAGGTTACCATAGTACACACCATGTGCTACTAACATAGCTTTATCCCATGCATGTTCATCTCTAGGTTTATCACTCTTACCATCACAATACCAACTGAATTGACACTTGTTGCGAATAGGTATAGACGGATTCCATTTATATGTCAAGCCTTGTTTTACAACATCACATACATTGTTAGGATACCTTTCATCTCTAACCCTATTCATGGTTACTTGTGCTACTGCTATCTGTCCTATCAAAGATTGGTTTTTAGATTCGTGATAGACGTTGAGTGCTAGGCATGTTAACATTTCAGCTATCATTGTCTTGCACCTCTACGGATACCTCTAGATTCCAACTCCAACTCATTAGGTTATCATCATCTATGTAACCTAACTCATTTAATGCATCATACACTATATCTGATACAGTTTCTGCATCTCTTCTGCCTATGTTATCGTGTATCTTTTGTACATCTACATCTATAAATTTTGTTTTGATACTCATATTACTTCTCCTCTATGTACACTCGTAAGTGTGTTGATTGGTCTATGTTCTGTCCATAAGATGTCAACCCTTTACCTTTTAATTCTTCTTTAATATGTTGACCTCTAACTCGCATATTATACTTGTTAGTGTTAAGATACTTCTTCACATTGTCTAGGAACTCTTGACCATCACTATCGTTAGGTATCTCACAGAAATCGTATTTAGGATAGGCTTTGATAGGTATCAGTTCCTCTATACGTTCTTTTAAGTAACCATTCTTTTCCCTCAATCGTGATACCTCTTGCTCTAGTTTAAGTATCTGATTAGTTTGAGATACAGAGTGTTGTAAACCTTCGTCATATTTGCCATAGAATTTATCATTATCTCTTTTTAGTCTAGCTACCTCTTGCTCTAATTCAGCTACCTTACCCTCTTGAGTATCTCTTCTCACCTCTTCATTAAGTTTGTCTTGCATCTTAATAAACGACCTGACAAAATGTATAATATCCATATCATCTATAGCATACGTTTTGTTCTGACTTTCTGATGTATAGAATTGTTTATCTAGTAATTCCATATCGTAAGGTAATTTACTGTCGTGTATCACACTTAATAGTTTTAATATTTTTTTAATCTTCATTTCTAATCTCCACAAAATTGTTTTATTGTTTTCATTAAACTTTTTAACTTGTTTTCTTCTTCATTTTCTAACGTATTACTTTCCATTAATTCACATTCTGAACATTGGTAGTCATCATCACAATGCTGACATTCTCCATCACAAACAGGACAGACATATACACCACCATCTTTAAATTTCTGTTCTGCTTGTCTGACTTTCTCTGAAAATAACATAATTAACCTCTCATGTAAATTTGTAGTTTATTAAATTCAATTCTATTTTTTAAATCATCTAGAGTGCAATCAACATCCTTAGCATCTCCATTCCTCATGTTAGTGCCTAACACTAATCCTTTACCTACAAAAGTTTGACCAAATACTTTGTCAAGTGTGAAAGTATGTTTGTGATTACCATGTAACAACCCTTCATCATCTAGGTAAATTGTGTCACCATCTTCGTGTATCTGAACTGTGGTAAAATACTTTGCATCTATTGCTTTAGATATATTTTTATAATCACTATCATCATGGTCAACCTCTGTGATAGTTTCGTCTAATGGGTTTATTAAAAATGCTTTCATGTTTTATCTCCAATTAAAGTTTTGAATAGCTTGTTTAGTTTTAATATCGTTACGTCTTTGAACTTTGTAACCTTTGTATATATTAGTTGTCTTTGTTTTGCAAGTCTTTTTTAATTTCACTTTGTATGTCTTTAGCTTTTCTCTCATAACTTCCTTTGCCTTTCTTTGGCTTAACTGTTTGTGTAGCATACTTCCTACGTTGCATAGCTATTGCTTTAGCTATTGGATTAATTTTCATTGTGCTAATCTTATTATTATATTTGGGTCATACCCATCATGATTTATTAATGAACTCTTAACAGTTTCTTCGTCAATGTCATATTGAAAAGAAACTGAGTCAATTAACTGTCCATCTAAGTATATATCCCAAAAGTTATATTCTAATTCATATTCCATTTTAATGCTCCATTTAAGTGATTGTTATATTATATAGTTATATTGTATTAGTAAAAAAATCAATAGTCAAAGTTAAATAAATTTTGTAGTGTGGCACATTTGCAACAGTTTGGCACTTTGGCACTTGACCGTATTGACCGTAATTTTGTGCTTTGGCACTTTGGCACATTGACCGTAAATCCATTGCACAAAAAAATAGGACATAATTTTTAAATCATGCCCTATAAGGTATATAATAATTTTATTTTGTTTTATCATACTTAATAATTTTCATAAAAATAATT